GGTCAGCGGGCCGGCGATGTTGCCCAGCGCGCCGCCAGTGAGCTTGTTGAGCCCCCAGCCGGTCAGCACGGCTTGCTGAATCCACGGCGGTAGCCCGGTGAAGGCGTCGAGTAGCGCCTTAGCGCCCTGGCCCATGAGTTTGGCTGATTGGCCGATCGCGTCCCACGGCAGTTTGGAACCTATGTCGATGAGGTCCTCGACGCCGCCGGCGAGGCTCGTGCCGAACGCCTCGATGTTGGCCTTGACCTTTGGGTCGGCGAGCGTGTCCTGTACCAGTGTGGCGACTCGCTCCATGACCGGCAGGAACCCAGTAGCAAGGGCTTGCTGCGCGCCCTCGACCGCATCCCCGAAGCGGCGCATGGTGGCGCCTGGTCCCTTGCCGAATGCCTCGGCGCTGTTGCCGAACTCCTTATTGAGCTCGGCGAGGATGACCTTCTGGGCGCCCATCACGTCGCCCGCCTCGACCATCTTCTTGATTTGCTTTTCCTGCTCCTCGGTGAACGTCACTCCCACGCGGGTCAGTGCGGTAATACCCTTGACCGGGTCGTTCAGCGCCTTTCCGAGCTGCACCGCGGCAGCCTTGGGCTCGGTTCCCATCGCCACCGATAGATCGAGCAGGGTTTCGGTGGCCTGATTGAATATGTCATTGCCCTTACCAGTCTCATTCCGAATGTTGGTAAAGGTAAGCAGGAGGTTCTGGCCGGCCTGAATGGCCTTATCGTCTACCGTGCTGAGGTCCTCGAGCGCCTCGGCTTGCGCCCGAATCTGCTCAGCCGTGACATTGGCCGCGCCGCCGGTCGATTTGATAACGGCCGCCGTCTGGTTCTCGACCTCGGTGAGCTGCGCCAGCGAGCGCACGCCGAGTGCCACCTGGGAGGCAATGAGGCCAGCCCCGACCGCGGCGATGCGCCCTACGTTGTCGATCGTATTACGCGCCCCGCGGCCGATCTGGAACCCAACCTTGTCGAGCGTATTGCTTTTCGACTGCATGCCGGCCACGGCCTTGTCGTACTTCGACACGGTCGAACTGAACTTGTCCTGTAGCTCCAGGGACGCAATCAGGGCCGCGGTATCGGCAATCGCCATTACATCGCCCTCAGCTCGGCGCGTCGCTTCTCGAGGATGGCGTCCTCGGCCTCCTCGGCATCACTCACCAGCCGCCCCAGTCTCATCTCGGCTAGGAACTGGAGTCGCCATCGAGCGATGCCGTAGTCGTCGCGGTGCCGACCGTCTGGGTAGTAGTAGTCGAGGATCGCCTCGACCGCTTCCGTTTCGGCGACGGCCTGGTCCCACTGGTTGGAGACGTCTCGTCGGTTTCGGACGAACTCGTTGATGAGACGGCGGCCATTGTCAGTAAAGGGGCCGTCACCTCCCCGGCGTACAGCTGGTCGCCACGCGACGAGACGAGGATGACGCGCGAGTCCTCATTGACGAATCGCTCGAGGTGCTCGGTGTCGAGCGGCATCGGCTGGCCGGTGCCGTTGCTCAGGTTCCACTCAGCGATGCCAAACCGGGCATAGCCGAGGATGAGCTGCATTTCGGTCACGGCCATATCCTCGACCGGCAGCTCCTTGATAATCGCCAGGGCGCGCGCCATGCCGAGCTTGGGGCGTAGGTACACCTCATCCTGCTCATGCGGCGTGCCGGGGCAGGTGCAGGGTCCTAACGGGACCCGCACTAGTCCATCTTCCATTGTGGTGCTCCTTTAGAGGTCGGCGCCGGCCAGCGTATTGACGACCTCGGTGCTGAATGGGTAGTCGAGCGTGTCGTCCAGGTACGCCTCGGCGGTGAGGATGACGACCGAGTTGTTACCGATCTCGGCATGCTCGCGGGTGAAGTAGCGGGCCGGCAGACTGAACGACCACGAGTAGGGGATGGCCGTCTCGGCCTCAACGGTGGACTCGAAGGCGAAGGTGAAGAACCGATCGACCTGCTCGTCGGCGCTCCAAGCGTCTGACTCGCTGCCCACGCCAACCGTGTCGGCCGTCTTGGCGTAGGTCACGGCCAGCTCGATACGGGTCGCACCGCGGCCGTAGTCCTGCACCGCGAACGACTGCGTTCCATCGGCGTACCGCTTCTCGTCAACCTCCTGGGTGGCCGTCAGCTGGAACTTATGCACCGCGCCCGATAGCTGGGTGCTGCCGATATCGCTGGCGTCGGAGTCCAGGTAGACGGTGCAGTCCTTGAGGTAGACGCGGGTCGGGGTCTGGTCGGGGCGATCGGTGATCGAGGGCACCGTCCCGGCCGGCGGAATGTCGGTCGACCCTGCATAGCGAAGGTCGCTGAACTTCCAACCCAACGCCGCGGTGAGGACGCCGCCGCCCTCCTCGGGCGAGTCGATGGTGAGACTGGTGAGAATCCCGTCGAGGTATTGCTCCCAGTCGTTTGGCTTGCCGCTGGTCCCGTCGGCGTCGTCACCGAACTCATAGGTGAAGAAATCGAAGTCCTCGGTGCCGAGGCCGTCGGGCGTCCACGCCCACGTCTTAGCGGTGCCGGCGCCGCTAGGGGTTTCGGCGTTGCCGAAGAAGGCCGCGAACATGAGCGGCAGGTCGTTATACGCCAGGTTGTCATCGTTGAGGGTGAAATTCAGGTCGGGAATGCCCTTATAGCGGGGCACGACCGGGTACAGCGAGCCGAAGTCGCCGGTGGCCTCGGTCCAGTTCAGATTGGGAACCGGAACGCCGCTGAACGGGAAGGCACGTTGCGCGACGACGGCAGTACCGACTGCGGATTGACGGCCAAAGAGGTGACGGCGTAGCCGGACCTTGCCGAGAATGGGCATGGGTGGAGCTCCTTATTCGCTAATGGTCTGCGCCTACCGACCGGCGCCTGGTCTATGGGAGCGTTCCGGCTAGTCCTCTATGTCTACCTCCAGGGTGATGAGCGTAGCGAAGTAGGTCAGCTGATCCCGTTCAGGGACCCAGTCTGGGACGTAATTCGGCACGTCATCGACCACCATCGACAATAGCACCGAATTCGGCCCCGCCAGGCCGGTATCGCGGTTGGCGCGAACGTATGACGTAAAGGCGTCCACGAACGCGTCCCGCTGCGCCACCGCCTCGGCCGAGTCGAATAGGCCGTGTAAGGCCACCAGCTCGGTTGTGAGGACGTGGCCCATGAAATTGACGTCCCTGGCCCCGCGGAAGCTGATGGTGTCGCGCCGACGGTCCTGCCAGATCGAGGGCGGCACCAGCGTCCGCGGCCGGCCGGGGTAAATCTGCAAGTTGATTCCGGCATCGGCCTTGAACGCCACCAGCGTCGATTGAATGTTGGCGCTGAGGCTTACCGCGGCGGTGGAGTCGGCAAACGAAATCATGCGGCCTTATTCCAGAGCTCTACCAGGTCGCGGATAAGGTCAACCTCACGCCAGGCGGCGTCACGGGTGGCCTTCTTGAACGGGCGGGCCGGCACGGCACGCTTGTGGACCTTCTTGCGGAAGAACGCCTGCCCACCCTGCTCGAAGCGTAGGACGCTGCCCTTCTTGGCAGTTATGTCGTGGGCACGGACACCGGCGTCGATGAAGTTGACCGGGAAGCGGCCTTGAATAGACGCCTTTGTCATGCTGGCGTTCTTCTTCTTCACCGAGGCCAGCGTCTTACCGCTTGCCACCGACTGCGACAGGTGGCGCCGCGCCTCGGCGCTGGCCTTGTCGGTCCACTCCTTGCCGACCGGCTTGAACACCGTCTTTATGGCCTTGAGGCGGCGGCGCAGCTCGGGCGCGCCCTTGAGGGCCACCTACTCGCCGGCCAGCTTGGCAGCGATATCGGCCTTCGTGTCGCCAGCCTTGACCTCGATGCCGGCCGCCTCGGCCTGGGCGATCAGGTCGGCCTTGCTCGGTGCCTTGGCTGGTTCCGCGGCAGGTGCCGCCACCACGGCCACGCGCTGGCGCCGCTTGATGGCCCAATAGGTAGCGTTGGGGTCCCTGGTCATGCGAGTGCGAACCTCCTGATATGCCCCTTGAGGCACGCCTGGTACTGCGGGTCTGTCCGCAGGATCGCGGTTGGTAAACCCTCGCCGGCGTTAGCCCGTAGCAGGACCGCCATTCGCATGGCGGCCTCCGCTAGCTGGGCGTCCGGCATATCGGACAGCTCATCCCAGAGTCCGACGTCGAGCTTCACGATGGCGATAGCCGCGTCCAGCTCGCGCTGGAACCGGGTGAGGTCCTCGTCGCCGTCCCAGTCGGCTCCGGTGACGTCCCGCCATTGCTTGAGCTCGTCAAGCGTAGGCCATGCCTGCTCGACGTCGGACTCGCTCATCGTCTACGAACTCAGGGTGTAGACGGTGAAGGCGCTCGGGTAGTACGGGGCGAACCAGTCGATACCGACGATTGCCACGTCCCGGCCCGCGCGGCTCGGCACGTCCACCTGGAGGGTGAAGGTACCGGCCTCGGCCCAGGCGAACCCGTTGGACGGCCCGACGATGACGTCGGCGCCCAGGTCGCCCATTTCGGGTACATGCACGGCACGCAGACCCGACACCGAGCCGGTGATCCCGCCACCAGCCGTCGCGTTGGCGGTGATGGACGAATACATCGGCAGGCCGGTCACTGGCGACACGGCGTCGATGAAGGCACCGACCGCCTCGCTTGACAGCCAGATGGTATCCGGCGGGCGCCGAATCTCACCGAAGGTGGTGGTGAAGGCCGAGCCCAGACCAGGCGCCGCCGGGTCGAGGGTGTTGCCATCGTCCACCGATGAGCCGAGCAGGTTCTGGAGCGCGTACCGCTCGCTGGTGCGGGCGTATGCCTCGGCCATGAGCTGCAGCGCCAGGGTGAGGAACGGCGGGTCACTCAGCTTGAGCAGCTGAATCGAAATATCAATCCCGCCGGCAATGGTGATCGCCGGGAAGTCGGCCGTGGTGACGGCGATTGGCCCGCTGGCGATTTCCGCCTTCTCCTCGGACTGGAGGCCGACCTCGGGTCGAGTCTCCAGCAAGGGGACGTGCATGGTCATCCCGCTATTCGGGGTCGGCAGCCGGCGCGTGCTCGACAGGAACGGCCGAGAGGCGTCGATAACGCCGATCATTTCCGACTGCAGGAACGTATCGGGCACCACGCCGAGGTTGTCGGACGTAACCACGTCCTCGAGGGCGCGGAACTGCGGGTCGTTGGAGCTGATCCGGTCGCCGGACAGGGCACGCAGCGCGTACTGCATCCATTCGCCGGAGGTGGCCTTGATCTTATTTTCCGAGGCGCTCGGCACCTGGAAATTAGACCGGGCCGCTTCCTCGAGCTTGCCGAGTCGCTCGGTGATGGTGCCGGCAAACTTGCCGAACGCCTGGTCGAGCGAGTCCATGACACTGCGGACCTGGACCGCGTCGGTCTGGTCCTCCTTGGTGGTTGTGGGGGTCGCCTCGGCGGCGGCCTTGTCGTCTGCCACTGGGGCATCCTCCTTATGGTCCGAACGGACCGCGACAACGCCGGCCGTCGCGTAGGCCGGTCGATAGGTGGTGGAGACTCCGGTGAGGCGCGCGCGGTTGTGCACCGTCTTGCGCCGACCATTGTGGGTGCGGGTTTCTGACCCGCCGTCGAGCGGCGCCCACTCCACTGAGGCGCCGGTAACGATTCCCTCAGCCGCGAGGGAGAGAACCTCGTCACCGCGTACCGTCTTGGCAACGCGGAACGTGCCGTACATGGCGTCATCGCGCTCTTCGAGGGTGATGGCCTTGCCAACCGGGTGACGCGTCACCACCGGCTGACCGGACTGGCCCATGCCCAGGTGCGCCTCGTGCTCGAGTCCCATCAGGAACACCGTCTTGGGGTCGGTGTCGAGGAACGCGCCGCGCTTGAACTCCTCCAGGCCGGAGGCCGTCTCAATGACGGTATTCCACGGCAGCATTCGGATATCGAGCTCGCGCTTATCGAGGCTGCGGACCTGAATATCCGCGGTATCGAGCGGCAGCTCCTGGGTGTCGTCGGTATCTGACAAAGCGAAACCTCCTACGCTGCGCTTGGGGCACATGCGCGGAGGCCACGTTCCGGACTGACGACGAGCGTACTGCCGGTGGGTGTTCAGTTGCCGCGATTCTACGTCATACGATTGTCATACGCTAGGATAAAACGACAACCGAATAGGATGCCCGCCGGTGCCTCGGGTTTCCTCCCTCGCCGGCGGGTTTCCCTATGCGGTGCGCTGCCACATATACACCACCACAAACGGCGGCAGGTGGCTAACCGAGTCGTGGGCGGAGTGGGATTGGGCCGCGTGCTGCGAGGCCTGCCCGACGCTATGCACTTGGGCCGCTACGCCGCCACTGGTTGGGTTGGCGGTCGAGTAGCCCGAAGCCACGCTGGTATTGGTCGAGGTGTCGGCGGTGTAACCGGACAGACCGCCCGTCGCTGCGCTATTCACCGACTGGACGTGGACGTGGTTAGTGACGTCGGTGTGATTGGCGACTGTCGCGCCTGAATGGGTCAGTGCCGCATGGTCCGAGTGGGCGGCGTGGTTGTGAGTAGCTGCGCCGCCGGTATCGCCGGCATTCTGGCCAGTGTCGCGGCCGATCGGCACTCGGCCGGTTCCCCATGCCGCCCAGGTGCCATAGCCGAGCAGGGTAGCGGGGTTAGTCGATACGGCGGCCATGAAGATTGAGCCCACTGGGAACTGGCCGCCCGCGCCGGTGGCGCCGGTAGCGCCAACTGGTCCGGTGTCGCCTGTATCGCCCTTGTCGCCCTTGTCGCCTTTGGGACCTTGTGGCCCTATTTCGCCCTGCGGTCCCTGCGGTCCAGTCGCTCCGGTCGCGCCAGTAGGGCCAGCATCCCCGGCCAACCCTGCAGGGCCAGCGTCACCAGCGACCCCCGGTACGCCTTGCGGTCCGGTGGCACCGTCCGCGCCGTCTGCACCTGCAGGACCGGGAGGGCCAGCGGGTCCAGGTTCCCCCGGCGGTCCCTGCTCACCCTCGTCTCCTTTTGGTCCTGGCGGCCCTTCTGGCCCTTCTGGCCCTTCTGGCCCCGGCATCGGTGGTGGAGCTGGAGCCGTCACTACGCCCGTATCGCTTATGCCGAGTAGGTCCCGGTACTGGTCGCGCAGCCATTCGCGGGCGGTTGGACGACTCACGCGACGTTGAGCGTCCCGCAACGGCAACGCAGAGCGGTTCCGATGCCGCGACTCTCGGCCAGCAATCGCGCGCACTTCTCACAACGCCAGGCCGTGTCGGCGCTGCGCTGGAAGGGCAGCAGGTCCGGCGTAGCGGTTGGCAGCTGGGGCGGCACGCTGGCGAAATCGACCGACCCCGGCGTGTAGCCCTCGGCCTGGCGCGCCTCCTCGGAACTCATGACGCCCAGCGGGACGAGCAGGTTGTAGACCTCGGCCCGCGTCTTGGGGTCGGCCCGCAGCAGTTGCTTGAGGTTGAAGCGGGCAGCCGTCGAGCGGGTCAGCAGGTCGCTCATTTCCTGCTCGATCGGCTCGAGGAAATGCGGCGACAGGCAACGCCGCTGGAAATCGCCCCAGATGTTTTCCTGGTTCTGGTAGGTCAGCGAACTGCCGCCCATCTGGTACTCGATCAGGGCACCAGGCATGTTG